TGACGGAGGGGGTTTCAGTGGTCTATGGGTTGCGACGCATAGCATCCTACTCTGTGAAGATATTTTAATTTTTATCTTAGGTTACTTTAAATGGCAAAATTGTCCAACGCATTGTCTCCCGTCTCCAAGCCGCTTGAGAAGGTTCTCAAGATGCCCATCATTTTCTCATTGATTATTTTATATCAGGGTCTCTTCTCTGGTAATGCAATCAGTATCCCTTCCAGGCTGAAATCGATGTTCGACAATCAGTCTTTCAGATTTGTTTCATTAATGCTTATCGCTCTGTCTGCCACGTCTGACATTGAGTACGCACTTGCGTCAGTTATCATCTTCTTGACGATCATTTATGTCATGAAGACTCCGGAAGAGCGTAAGAAAACGGGATTCATTTAATTTTGTCAGTATACTTTAGAATGAAAATTCATATCATAGGTGCAGGACCCACGGGCATGACTGTCGCGTGGGAACTTCTCAGTACAACACCGTGCGATGTGACAATTTACGACAGGAAACTTAGTGCCGGTGGTTCGTGGTGGGAACCATCTTCCGAGTATCGTGATTTACACGCACACCGCATTGCGTTTGATCGAGCGTTTATCAATACACGAAATCTCTTCGAGGAAATGAATATTCAATGGAATGACGTTTTCGAACCCGTAGAATACAATTATGGCTATATTTTCAAACACATGTCCTTTTCGGATTATCTCGCACTCGGTTCACTCGCTTTGAAAGTTTTAGCACTTCCGTGGAAATATGAAAAAGTGACACTCAAGGATGCACTCGGAGACTCCATGACGACTTCGGGTAAGAAAGTAATTCAAAGACTCACTTTTCAAATGGACGGCGTTCCGTGGAACGTGATGTCGGCCTATGAATTCGTGAAAAGTTTCGATCATATGGGTTTGTCCACAATGTATACACAGCGTGTATCTGGACGTGCTATGTGCTATGCCATGCAAAAAGCACTCATAAAGAAGGGTGCGAAGTTTGTCTTCAATAAAGAACTCGAAGATGTTGACTATCTCCAAAATGAATACTTTGCAAAGTTTAAAGATGGTACTGAAATTTCGGATGGATTACTCGTTATGTGTATCGATAACACACCCGCGATTAAACTTGTCAAAGAGAATTGGGGGCCGAATGCAAAGAAGCAAATACGTGATAGCACGTACGGGTGTATTAACGTACTTCTTGATTATCCACATCCCGTCAGGCTTGAAAATGATTTGAAAATCGCGATGGAGACGCCGTGGAATTTACAACCCGTCGTACTCTCCGACCAAAAAACAATTTCATGTGTCATATGCGATCTCACGGAAGAAATATTGAAAACCGAACCCGAAACACTCATACGAGAAGTCATTCGTCAATTGCGTGTACCAAAACCAAAACACGCGCGTATCGGTTGGGGATCCACATGGACGGGTAAGAAGTGGACGTTCAGTCAGTCATCGGGGGTTTTGAGTGTGCACGGTCAAGTACCATTCTTCGGCCATTCGTCCAAAGTGGCCCTGTGTGGTATGATGTCTCCGAGAAGCACACCATATTCGAGCATTGAAGCGGCGGTTGAAGTTGGTAGACAATTTTGTCATGAAACCTTCGGTACACGACGGCCCATGTGGCCACTCACGATAACGAGACTTATAGTTATCTTGATATTAATCATATATGTTACTCAACGCCTCCGTACACACACCAATGTACGAACACAACGATAAAAAGTACATACGTGTCATCGTAAGCGAATCCGATGTCCACCTCATTCGGTACAAACATAACTTAAAGATGCAATTATTAAAGAACGCGCGGGTTGACGACCCACTTGAAGGACGCATACTTACGGTCAAAGTACCATTTCGTTACAGGAGAGTGATGTGCGAAGTCAGAGGAAGACCCGTACAATCTCTCGTAAGGAATGATGTCGTTGACATGAATGTTGAATTTATGGGTGTATGGAACACCGGTGAATACAGTGGCTATGCATGGAAGCTCAAATCTATTCAGTCGTCTCCTTGACCTCCTCTTCCGGAGTGGCCTCGGCTTCGGTTTCGGCCTCGGCTTCGGCCTCAGTCGGCGGTTGGAGTGGTACATCGACTTCAGTCAGCCCTGCTTCCTTGAATCCTCGGAAAACACGGAGCGAACCCTCGAGTCGCAGGATTTCTTGGCTCATCTGGTTGATCGCTTCGGTGATCTTCTGAATGTTTTCATCCACGTTAAGAGTAGGCATTATATCGATATAAAGTTTCAAGTCTTTAAATCTATATAATGGAAACATCTCTCACGAGAACGGGGTATCTCGTGAGTGGCGGCGACCTTTCACAAATAAAAAAACAACTCACGGTAAGACCAGTAGTCAATGGCGATTTCGGATACCCTCCACCGCCTTTTAAGGTATTTAAACCAGCTAAGAATGGAATCTGTATTCCAAGATTCTTTGGAATTGATGCATTTGGAACCCCACAGAAGGACAAACGACCACCCCCCACAAAATCCAACGCAAAATTCGTTGGACAACTTAGAGATGCCACCCATCAGAACGCCGCACTTGCTGCGGCTCTTAATGCGGGTCACGGAGTTCTCTCACTCCCATGCGGGTATGGCAAGACCACCGTATCTCTGGCGATAGCGTGTAAATTGGGGTATAGAACCATGATCATCGTACATAAACAATTCCTCGCCGATCAATGGAAGGAGCGAATCCAACAGTTCTGTCCGGGTGCTACGATCGGTATCGTTCAACAGGACAAGAAAGAAGTTGAATGTGATTTCATCATTGCGATGCTCCAGTCTCTCTCATTGAAAGAGTATTCTTTCAGTGATTTTGATAGTGTTGGAACCCTTATTGTTGATGAAGCGCATCACATTTGCGCAAAGGTGTTTAGTCAGTCACTTTTCAAGATGTGCCCCAAGCATATCTTTGGCCTTTCTGCAACCCCAGAACGAAAAGATGGTCTCACAAAGGTACTTCATTGGTTCATGGGCCCGACTTTTTTTGCGGTAGAACGGAAGAATCAGGATCAGGTCGATGTATTTCCCATAGAGTATGAATGTGAAAACTATAAAAACCCACCACCGTGTACACGATTTGGAAAATTGTCACTTCCGAATATGATTACGATGGTTGTGGAAGATCGCCAGAGGAATACCATGCTTGTCAATCTTATTAAAAAGGCATCTGCGGGAACACGGCAATTGCTCGTACTGAGTGAACGTCGGTGGCATTGTGAATTTCTACATCAGTGTTTTCCTAAGACGTCTGGTTTATATATGGGTGGCATGAAAGAAGTAGACCTTCAGAAATCATCGACAAAAAAGATTATTTTTGCGACGTTTTCACAGGCGCACGAGGGTCTCGATATACCGACACTAGACACTGTTATTTTAGCGACACCCAAGTCTGATATAGTACAATCAATCGGTCGAATCATGCGTGAGACCAAAGGGAAGAAGAACAATCCACACATTTACGACATCCATGATAAATGGTCCATCCTCACAGCGATGTACTACAAACGAATGAAGGTATACAGGCAGGGTGGATTTAACATTCCAAGACATGCGATCAGAGAAGAAGAAAAGCCAGACTTCCCTCAGGGAAAGTGTCTGTTTTTATAATCTGGACATAAATTAAATGTCTGGAGCATTGGTACAGCTCGTGTCCAAGGGCGCGCAAGATGTTTATTTGACGACAACGGAAGGCACGTCGTTCTTTAATTTGAAATACTCGAGACATACAAACTTTTCACAAGCACCAAAGTATATCAAAGAAGTCACGAGCTCAGACTCAAGTATCGTTATACCGGTGTATGGGGATATTATCAACGCGGTGTGGTTCGAAGGAACCGACTTACTCAATAAATTCTTTGAATCGACAATCGACTTATATATCGGTGGACAAAAGGTTGATTCATATGGATATGATTACATTTCTGATATTTGGCAAAACTATCTAGCCGATACGTATACCAAGTCTCAAGAAATTAACAATAAATGTTCAACAACAAACCCCAACTTTCTCCCGTTACATTTCTTTTTTTGTGATAACAACTCTTTCCTGCCATTGTTGGCTCTACAATTTCATCAGGTTGAAATTAAAGTTAACTTCAAGACGACAAATGTGTCTGGTGTCAAGTGTTATGGAAACTACATATTTTTAGATACCTCCGAAAGAAAGCGATTCACGGAAAAACGAATGGATATCATCGTGACGCAAGTTCAAAACATTAAAAGACAGATTGTATGCGATGATACCGAGTATTATAATGATAAAGCAATTGTCGCTAGAAATGAATATAATTCCGCGAATACGATTCTGAATTCACTTTTGTCTGGAAATCCAATTGATCAGCCAGCGGTCGACGCACAGCAAAGTAATGTAAATGCTTTATTTACCATTTACACAGCAGCACAAGCCAAGTCAGATTCCGACAATACAAATAACGGTGGGTATAATGATATTGACATTTCACAGTTTAATCATCCCATCAAATCCGTCTTTTTTGGATACACAACAAAATCAGCCGTCGTTGAGGCGGATAGGTTTACGTTCTTGACTGCGGATATTCAAATAAATGGAACACCCCTTCTCGAAAGCATGTCTCCACAATACTTCCACGTGGTTCAAAACTATAATCATACAAATTACGGCATCATTCAATACGATGAAGACCAAGAATGCCCGTTTTATACGAGATATTATGCCTATCACTTCTGTATGAATGCATCTGATTATAAACCAACGGGGACGTGTAATTTCAGTCGCCTTGATAATGCAAAATTAATCATTCGAAATGCACAAAAGGGATACGAGCGTGCCGAGACTGAAGAGTTGAGTATTTATGCGATGAACTATAATATTCTGCGCGTTGAAAAGGGAATGGCTGGAATTCTATTTGCAAATTAAAACAAATTCCAGACATGGAACTAAGTAAAAAATAAAATTTACGCGTTATCCGTTGCGGCTAACACGACAACACCCAAGATAAAGGCTAAAACTAGATAATTACACTCCGTTTCTTCGGGCCCTGAAGGTTCTCGACGTGGTCTCGGTCGATCGAGTTCGACCTGATGAACCACGGGTGGATCTTCCTCAATGGGAGAGTATCCTATCATCTATGATATACTCACAGATTAATTTCAGTTTTCTTCTTTCTTCTGGTTCTCTTAGGTTTTGTCGTCGCCGATACAGTCACTTCCTTGACTTCACCACCCGTAGACTCTCCTGAAACAGACACGATGTCAGAAACGTCATCATCTTCCTGGACCAGCTCCGGTTCGCGCGTCGTCGTCATCGGCGACGTATTCATCGGTGGTGGTGGGGGCATCATGATACCACCCATCAATTTGGAGATATCGATACCCGGACCTTGCATTTCATATTGTCTGTCACTCGACGGAGACGGTTCACTATTTTGTTGTTGCGCGGTCGACTGAACAGCCTGAACCATATTCTTCATGAGATCTGGGTTTTGCTTAATGACATCATTCATGTTCGGAAGCGCCGCCTTCATCATAGACGACGTCAAATGGAACATCATCGCAGAACCGCCGAGCATCATGATCAATTTAATTTCCGGTGCGACGTTGACCTTACTTCTATACTTTACGTATAGTTCTTCAAAGACATTGTCGTAGTCGTCCTGGTTTTCCATCACGGACTCACTCCATCCGTCCAAATGGAGTTCAAATGGGTTGTATCGCTTATTCAAGAATTCGAGACCCGTGACACAGGCAACAAGCATGCGCTTACTAAACTTAACGGATTGCTCAACTTCAATGCTGTACGTGACACGCTTGACTTCAGTTCGCAACTCTTCGATTGATGAGTATGCATTCAGGCGCTTATTCACATTGAAGCCCTTCTTTTCGAGTCTCGCGAGCTTGTTCAAAATATCTGCTTTTTCTTCGTCTACGGAAGTGAAACCATTCGCCGGTCGCTCTTCTTGTTCTTGTTGTTCATACATACCTGGTTCATCGTCATCGTAGAACACTGGTTCGTCTTCACCGTAGTCAACTTCTTCGGTTTCGTGCTTCGGGGGTGGGGCCTGTTTGTTCGGATTCGCGAACGCGTCGATCTCTTCCTGTGGAGCGGGCCTGGACTGGGGTCTTCTGGAAGGACCAGGTGCCGGGCGTCTCGGCATTTGCATAGTAGGCGTGTTGATGTGAATTTCATCCATGAGCGCCTGTTCATCTGCGTCAAGTTTCATGACTGTGGCATTTCCTCGGTCGAGAACAATCTCTTCGTCCATCTACCCTTTAACTTGAAAGTATTCAAAATTCTTTAACGCACTTTACAAAAAAATATCAGTAAAGTATAAATGTTCAAGCTCAATCTCAATAAAGCCGACCGTGGTGCCATCATGGCCATCTTGGCTATTATCGGTGCCATCTACTTGTTGACCTTCCTGAAGTCCCGTCGAAGCGGTTACCAGGCCAGACCTATCACGATCAAGCCGAAGTCGGAAAAGTCGATCTTTGATCTTGACCACAAGCTCGAGTGTGTCGCCGGTCCTCAGAAGACGGCTGGGTATTACAGCCGATCGCTCACGCCGGGTGGTGTGTGCGGTGCGCAAAAGGTTATCCGCGACCACGGGGATTACGAAATCGCGGATGGAATCGGTGGTGTTTTAATCTAGGTGTATAATAGTAAAATGGCACTTATCACGGCGCCTTCCCCGAGTATTCCGGATATTGATTACGAATTTCACACGATCACTCTCGATAGTGTTGGCCAGGACAGTGCGAATACTTTCACGGTGTACTTGAACACCCCACTCCGAAACGTCGTGCAAGCGAGGCTTCTCGGTGCACATATTCACACGACGGACGCGACGGAGCATTGTCATGTCTCCATCACCGAACTCGATTCTATCTTCACGGATCGAGCGTCGAAGGATCCACCGCAATCCGTCGCGTCGCAGCCAGCTCTTTCCGTCTTGCGAAACTCGTTTGCATCCATTATTAGTGAGTCAAACGTTCACGCGGGTGCGAATGATTTGATTGTCTTCAGAGATAACTATCCCATTATTACACAGTACGTTGATCCCATCAACACAATCGATCGACTCACGGTGACTATTCGTGACCAAAATGGTGACACCATCGAGGATGGTGC